GGCGCGGGTAACACAGGAACCGGCGGCAGCGGTGGGCAAGGATATCCAACCAACGGCAATCCAGGGCTAGGCGGCGGGGGCGGCGTTGGCATCAACGGCGAAGGCACATCAGGGGCCAACGGCACTTCCACCTCTCCTCAAGGTAAGGGCGGATCGGGCGGGGGCGATGGCGACAGAAACGGAACCGGCGGACTGTTCGGCGGCGGTGGAGCAGGGGCGTCCGCCGGCCGCTCAGGGGCTTGCCGCATCATTTGGGGCCCCGGCCGTGAGTACCCATCCACAAACACTCAAAACGTTTAAGGACAGCAGACTATGTACTACCAACCATCTACCGGCGCGACGTTCTCGCTGCACAGCGAGGTGCGCCAGGCCATGCCCTGGGTGCTGTTCGGCGATTCGATCACGGACGCCGACTTGGCGTCGCAGGGCATCTTCCCTGTGGCGCAAGAAAAGCCTGTCCTCGATTCAGGCCAGGTGGCCGTGCCGCTCGCCATCGAGTTCGTCGATGATCAGTGGACGCAGCTATGGACCGTGCGCGACATGACGCCCGAGGAGTTGGCCGCGCAGGCCGAGCTCGAGGAGGCCCAGCGGCCGAAGCGCCATCTCACCGTGCTTGCTTTCCGCAACCGCTTCACGAAGTCGGAAAAAATCCGCATCGAGCTGGCGGCGATCGACGATCCAGCGGCGGACCTGGCGCAGCGCGAGCGCGCGGCAGTCGTCCGCGTCGGCCAGGCCGACCTCGCTGCAGCCACGTATGTGGACGTCGACCGCGCTGACACGCGTGAGGACGTCCAGGCCTTCGAGACCATGGGTCTGCTCGACGCCCCGGGCCGCGCGCTGGCGATCCTCGACGACGAGATCCTGGCGCACGAGCGCTACTACAGCTGACCACCACCGAAAGGAATCCCGATGAAAGCAGCGTTCTACAAGGGCACGCGCCCGGGCCTGGCCGGCATCTACAACCGCCTGGTGCGGTGGTGGACGAAGTCGCCGTATTCGCACGTCGAACTGGTGCTCTACGAGAGCGTGCTGCACGGCCGCTCGCTCGCGGCCTCGGCGTCCAACATGGACGGCGGCGTGCGCACCAAGGTGATCGAATTCGACCCGGCCCGATGGGACTTCATCGATCTGCCTGAGGCCCTGTCCGAGCGCGCGTGGCAGTGGTTCCGCGAGCACGACGGCGCGCCGTACGACCTGGTCGGCAACCTGCAATTCGTGCTGGCGCCGATCCCGCATAGCCAGCGCCGCTGGTTCTGCTCCGAGGCGGTGGCCGCCGCGCTCGGCATCCCGGACCCCTGGCGATACTCGCCCGGCACGCTGGCCAGCGCGCTCACCCTCCTGCAGCAGCCCGCTCCGGCGGGTTTTTTTACGCCCATCGAAAGGCAACAATGAGCAAAATCTCCGCGCCCGAGCTGGGCAGCTATGCCGGCGCCGGCACCGCGATCGGTGCATCCATGACTCTGACGGAGGTCGGCGTCATCGTCGGTATCGCGACCGCGCTGCTGACGTTCATCCTGAATTTCCTGTACATGCGTCGGAAGGATGCTCGCGAGCAGCGCCTGGCCGACCTCGAGCAGCGCGAGCGGGAAGTGCGCCTGGCGCAGCTGCAGGCCCAGGCGTGCGAGGTGACGTCGTGATGCGTCGGGCCGGCCTGGTTGGCATCGTCGGCGCCGCCGCCGCGGCTGCGCTGTTCGCCCTCACCCCGAAGTTCGAAGGCACCGAGCTGACCACCTACCGCGACCTGGGCGGCGTGCTGACCTACTGCACCGGCGCCACCGAGAACGCGCAGTGGGGCAAGACCTACGCGCCGGCGCAGTGCCGGGCCCAGCTCGACCGCGACCTGGAGCGGCATGCCGCGGGCATCGCGCGCTGCGTGCCGATGGAGCGCCTGACGGACGGCCAGAAGGTGGCCTTCGTCGACGCGGCCTACAACATTGGCGTCAGCGCCTTCTGCGGCTCGAGCATAGCGCGCCGAGCGAATGCTGGTGACCTGGTCGGCGCGTGTAACGCCCTGCTCGCATGGAACAAGGTCAAGGTCTGGCGGCCGGTCATTGGCCCAGATGGCAAGCCGGTCAAGGGCGCGAACGGGAAGGTCGTTATGCGTCAGGTGCTAGAGGAGGTGCGCGGCCTCACGCGGCGGCGCGCCGCTGAGCGCGAGCTTTGCTTGGCCGGCATGGTGCGGCCATGACCACCATCGACCGGACCCTGGCCGCGCTGATCCTGCTGGCCGGCCTACTGGTGGTCGGCTGGCTGGGCTTGATGCACTACGGCGGCACACGCTACGACGCCGGCTATGCGGCTGCCGTTGAAGAGGGCAACAAGGCGCGCGACGTCGCCGCCGAGATCAACCGCATCACCGAGGCCGACCTGCGCGCCAAGCTGCAGGCCCACGACACGGCCGCACATCGAAAGGAACAGGAACATGCTCAAGACCTCGCTGCTGCTCAGCGCCGCGTGCGCGCTGGCGATGACCGGCTGCGCTGCCCCGCAGGGCCAGTACCAGCCGGCGCCGCGCCCGGCGATCGACCCGCTGCCGCCGCACCTGACATTGACGGAAAAGGACCGGGTCTTATGCCAGAGGTTGCTGCTGAAATTCTCGCCGACGGAGCAGACATTGCGCGAATCGTGCGGCAGTACGACCAAGTCGTCGAGCGATTCGAGGCGTGCAGGGCAATGAATGCCAAGTAGGCTATCCTGTCGGGCTGAAACCCTCCGCGCCGCGCTGCGGCCGGATCATCTACCGGCTATGGTCAACCTTGAAAACTGTTCTTGTAGTAGAGCCAAATGCCCTTGTTGCCGCGACGATTGCGAAGTCCTTCGCCCCCGAAAACATTGTGCTTGAGACGCATGACCCCTATATGGCAGCCCGCGCCATCCACGCAATACAGTTCGACGTCGTGATCGTTTCGACAGAGCGGGAGTATTTTCCTGGCTATCCAGCCTTATTCTCAACCATGCGTGCGATCGCACCGGGCACACGGCTCCTCTCAATGTCGGAGTCAGGCGAGACCTCGTCAACCACGGCGCTAGACACCGGGATCTAGGGCGTCACTCACCTTCTGGCACTTGTCCGTACACTAGCGCACTCCGGCCGTCGCCCTCGGCGTGTCGCAGGTCTGGGCTATCGATTCGCTGCGCCGATATGCGGAATGTGCTGCTCGTTAGGCGAAGACGGTTCTGGCGTGGTCAGGATAGGTGCCGAACATACGGTTGCGGGATACGCCGGTAGACTCACTATGCAAAACTCATAGTGAGGGCTATATGGACGAGCGGCGCAGCACAAACTTGACGCACATGCAAACGACCGGAAAGGACATTGCAGCAATCTTTGCTCAATCAATCGAGCCTGCTCATGTGTCCTCGATGAGCGAGGCGCTGATCGCCATGAGCCAATCTGCAGCATCCCATGAATCGCGGCTCATGATTTTGGGTGCGCTTGCGGCGCTGGGTCATGGCGCCATGGCGCCCCAACCGACACAGCAGGGAGGCGGTAAGTAAATTACCTTTGGCCTGTATATCGATGAGCAAGCTCGAGCGGGGCGAACTCGACGCTGCCACGGCGGTTGTCAACGTCCCCTAGAACGCGCACGATAGTCTCCATAGGGATTCCAAGCCGCTCGAGCTCGAGTAGCGGAGGGAGAGCTCCGTGCAGCCTTGAGGCATTCCGAGCTACATCGAGTAGCATCGCCGTGACTTGATCAGTGCGTCGTTCCATTTTGTCGTGCTTTGCACGCCTCATATAGTCATAACGTCGACTCTGAGGTCTTCGGACGCTAAGGTGGTTCAAAGATGCTCAGCTGATGCTGGCAAGCGGTTTGGTAGGGCTGGCCACGAACAGCTCGCGACGTGCATCGACTCTACACCTCGCGGCTAATTTCTGGCGCGCGACCCATCATCGCTCCGCGCCGCGGGCCGCCCTGAATGAGCACCCGCTGAATCACCGGCAGCGGGGTTCCGCATTGGTGCAGCGAGAGAACGCCAGCGGCCATGCCGAACACTCCGGCAATGTTGACGGCCAGGTCGACCTGCACGGCCATGAGACGGTCAGTTCGTTGATCCATGTGGCAAGTATCGCAGAGTAGAGCGCAGCAGTTACAGAACAGCTGCATCCTATGCCGATCGCATCCCGGCGCGGCGCTGACGCAACAGTGGTCATCCTGACACTGATGCTATACTGTATAAACGTACAGTATTTCAGCGAGTCAACTATGCTCACCTCAGCCGCGAAGATCAACCCCGAAGACCTGCACCCGTCCCTCTC